CAAGCTCTCTACAGGCTTCTTCGTATTTACCTTGATTGGCAAGTTTCATCATGGTAGACTTACCAGCTTTAGCAATACCCACATTGTAAGCTAGTTCAAGGAGAGATGCTTGAACACCAATAGGGATATCTGGATTAGTCATATAGGGCTTTAGTTTGTTGTAGTATTCTGCTACAGAAGCCTTGAGCATGTCTTCACACTGTTGCTTTGTGTAGCGGTCAGACATGGTTACACCACGGGTTTCTCCGTAGCAGACAGTAGGTACGCCCACAATGTCCTTGTATGCAACAAGGCTAAGACCCTCCCATTTAGCAATGAATGGTGTAGAGAGCGCAATTACTGAGGCTGCAACTACGCCCACTACTCCATTTTTCATATAAGACCCTCAAATCAGATTTAACCACAAAAGTAAAAACAAGCGATTTGCTTTACTTCATCAGGATCAGAGAAGACACAATCCTCTCTTGCCTTACCTACAGTGTAGTTCTTAATGATGTCATCAGATTGTTTCTGACCTTTACCAGCTAGGGTCGAAGTCACAATCAAGTCACCCTTCTGTATGTTCCCACCCCGACCACAAACATTGACGCAACCTTCACCAACAGCGTTGATAGAGATAAGGTCATAGTCGTCTTCGTAGTCACTGATAAAGTGGGTGGTAACTGTTGGTGCAACAGGTTCAGAGAGACTGTGTTCGTGTTCAGCTTGTGCTAGTGCAGTAGCTTCTAGGTCAATGAAAGAGGCTGGTATATGCCATGCAGGAGAAACACCACTAACTACCCCCACGACAGACTTCATGTTTAGCTGATCTGAAACCCTAACCTCTGTAAATACATCAGATAGTTTTTTGACCAGAACTTCATAGTCTACAACAATATCTCCCAATTCGTAGGCTTGGGTCTTTAGTATCATTGCATCATGTGAGCCTGTAAAAGGTCCATAGCCTACTCCGCTAGAGTCATAGTAACCCCCACGTACAGCCCTAAATCCGTAACCTCCACCAGTAGAACTTACACCAATCTGACCAGCACCTCCTGCCCCTGTTGTTTGAGCATTAAGCCCCACATAAGGACCAAAAGCACCAGTGGCATTACTCGTGTTGATAAACTCGCCAGAGAAACCACCATTACTTTGTGCAGCAAAAGCACCACCACCAGTGGCAATATTACTGGCATACAACCCGTAAACAGAAAGACTGTTCTGTAGTGTATAAACGGCCCTTGGGAAGGACGCATCATTGACTCTTAGACCAACCCCACTAACAACAGTATTGATACTACCAGCAGTGATAGTCCCTAGTGAAGCGTTGATAGCAGCAAGACTTGTAACTGCAATTTTATCAGCAGAGACTGCACCAGCCGAGATTTTACCAGCAGTAATAGCATTAGCGATGATCTTATCAGCAGTAACAGCATTAGTTGCAATTTTATCAGCGATGATAGAGTTAGCTGCGATAGTACCAGAGGTAACAGCATTAGCTGCAATCTTACCAGCAATAACAGAGTTAGCACCTAACTGAAGAGAAGTAATACTTCCAGCGGGTATCGGACCAACATCGGCAGCTACAGTAATCCAAGCAGAACCACTCCATTGATACAACTTACTATCAGTGGTTAGATACACAAAATCACCGGAGAGATATCCAACACCGCTAGGCAAAGTGCTTACAATATCAATCCTAGCTGCACCAATATCTTCTCGGATACCGGCTACCAGATCAGAAGCACTAATGAAGTTTGTCTGAATAGGCCCAGAAGCAGCTTTTGTACTCTCGTTGTTAGAATAATCTACAGCAGACACCCAGTAGTAATAAGTAGTGTTGTCTAGCAAACCCTCATCAATATAGAAGTTACCTCTGCTGGAACCAACATAAGTTGCCCCCGCCTGATTGTTCAACACGTTGCGATAGACTTTGTAGACGCTTAAATCAAACAGTGTTTGGTTATTAACATCCTGAGTAGGTTCAATCCAGTTAAGAGCAACCCTTCTGACTGTACCAAGACCCAACACGTTAGTTGGTGGTTTAGGTGCAACAGCATCACCCCCACCTACAGCAGTAATTTCTGCCCAAGGAGAAGCAATACCAAATGGGTTTACAGATCGAACTCTGATGTTGTAAGTTACACCGTACTTAACAGGACTAATCTGGAACTGCTTTGAAGAGGCATCAGATGAAAGATAGGTCGATCCACTCTGCTCTTTCCACTCAATTTCGTATTTACTAGAGAGGTTGCCATCTGCTTGCCAACTTACTAAGAAGCTATTAAAAAAAGTCCCATCAGGTGAGATAAATCCAGAGGGGACAGCGGTCAAATTGGTAATTGGCGCAGCCCTAAAGGCATCAGCAAGATTGGTATTGTCTAGGCTAAGAAGTACACCATCATTGATTTCATTAAAAACTTCCTCTGAGATTTCTCTCAAAGTTAGTTGAATCTGAATATCAAGGTTGTTTTGTGGAACCATACTCCAACCAGCGACTTCAAAAGTTTTCTGGTCCCAACCAAACCTTTCCAAACTGATGCTGATGATATCACCAACTTGAGTACTAAAGGCCCTAAGACCAAAGCTGGCGCTGATGGTAATCTGTTGCCTATTTCTTTCCAACAGGATCAGAGCAAGCCGTCTAGCCTCTGCTGAGTTTGAAGTGAAAGGCAAATCAAAGTCAATAACAGAGACCTTACCGTTGTCCTCTGAGATAAAACCGGAATTGCTAACCTCTGGATAATCTGTAACTTGCCAACTGCTTTCTGGCCCACGGAAAGTGCCTTTAACAGTGTTAAAGTTTTCCCTACGAGAATGCCTTGACTTGACGCTAATATCGCTACGAAGGTCATCTTCTGTCAAAGTCAGAGTTGGAGTAACCCAATAAGCAGGCTTGACTCTCCACTTACCTTGAGAGTACCACAACATACCACCCATAGAAGTCAATAGGTCATTCAGCATGTTGAAGGGGGTTGCAGAAGTGATAAAGGCTCCGTTACAAGTATATCTCTTTTTTGAATCAACTGTGGTTATAGTGTCACAGACATTAGCAGCAGTAGAGAACATTACGTCATCTATGTTGGACGAGGTTTCCCCAAGACCATATGAGCTAGTCAGGTAATCACGAATACAAAGTGCAGAGTTTTCTGACCAAACAGTTTGGCTATTGCGTGGATCAAAAACTTTCTTACCTCTGATCTTAGCAGAGACAGATGGAACGCCATTTGGATAAGTATCCTGATCATAGTAAAACTCCACATGAAGGTAAGCAATACCTTGAAGCCTGTGTTCAGGGGTCCACTTACTGTCACCAAGACCACTCGTTTGAGCGATTAAGTAAGGGTCTGCCACTTGCGTATCTGTACCATAGTACTTAGTTACAGAGGCTCTTCCAACATAACGGGCTGGTGCAATAACAGTTGATCCGCTTAAAGTAATTAGCTCTTCATTAAAGTAGACCTCTTCATAGTCGTCAATCTCATGACCAGCAAAAGCAAGAACCCTATGAAGACCCAGATTTTCAGCGTCTGTGGTAGTGGCATCATACAGACGTACACCACCAACTCTAACACGACCATAAATGATTTGGTGGTCTACCGCAGCACCACTTTCACCAGTAATACTGTAACCACTATTGGCAGTCGATCCCGCAGTGACCTTTGGTGATAAAGCATTAAGGACAAGGCCCATAGCTGTACTGATAAGGAAGTTGGCTGCAAGGGTTCCAACAAAGCCAAGAGAGCCAATCGCAGTACCGATTGCTGCAATGATAGTACCTACAGCCATATTGTCACCCTAACCTTTTTTCGAACTTCGTCTCTATCTTAGTGTAGTCAAGTCTTTTAAGTAGACTGTCGATGTTATTCTTCTCAGACGTAATCACCTGTAGTTGGTTGTACCCACTCTCTGCTAAACAAGCCTCAGAGAACTTGAACAGCTTAATCCCAATAAGACCTTTCCTGTAGTCCTTGTGGAGATAGATGATATCATTAGACACAACAACCTTACCTTTAGAGTGAAGGTTTGGTCCAATCATCACAGAGAAATAACCAATAAGTTTACCAGAGTCTCTTGCTGT